ACGAATGGGCAATATGCCTGGCGCTGAGATGAAAGATGGAAAGCCTACCCGACTTCTTCTTTCTCTTAGAGCTTGGGGTGCATCGTCCAAGGAAGACGCCAAAGCCAAGGCTAAAGCTATTTCTAAGAGGAACAAATGAGACCAATATCCGTTGGAGTTAGCCCTGTTGCGGCAACATTGACTACTGTTTACACAGTACCAACGGGTTATTACGCCAAATTTACTGTGATGTATATCCATAACACAGGTGGATCTACGAAGCACATCACTGTTCAATGGTATGACGCAAGCACTGCGGCTACTTACGATATTCTTACTTCTTACGACTTTACTTCAAAGGCGTACCTTCAGTTTGATGGTAATGCTTATATTGTTTTAGAAGAAGGCGATAGGATTCAAATTACTACGCAATCTGCTAGTTCATTCAGTTTTATAGCAACCTTTGAGGTTGATGGAGCATCAAGATCATGACATTTCTACAATTAGTTAATGATGTTCTTATTCGTCTGCGAGAGACACAAGTTTCTACAGTGACGGAGACATCCTATTCAACCTTGATTGGCAAGTTTGTTAACGATGCCAAGCGCCAGATTGAAGATTCTTATGGTTGGAATGTTCTTGGTCAAACAGTGACTATCACAACCACTGCTGGCACTTACATCTACTCGATGACAGGTGCGGGTCAGAAGTTTCAAGTGATGGATGCTCTGAACACCACATCCAATGTTGGTTTGCAGAACATTAGTTTCGTGCAGATGAACCGTTATCAGAACTTAGTACCCGCTATCAGTGGTATTCCTGAGTTTTATGCGTTTGATGGTGTAGATGGCAATGGAGACACCAAAGTAGTTTTCTATGCCCGTCCTGATGGCATATATAACATCCCATTTGCTCTAACTGTTCCACAAGCACCACTTGCTTCTGATGGCACTAATGTTTTAGTTCCTGATGTTTTGGTTATTCAGAATGCCTATGCCAGAGCATTGGTAGAGCGTGGAGAAGATGGTGGATTGAACTCTTCTGAAGCCTATCAACTGTACCGTTCCATGCTTGCTGATTACATTGCTCTAGAGGGTACTCGTTATCCAGAGGCTCAGGAATTTGTAGCAATATGAGCCAAGTACTCCAAACAGCAAGTATCTCAGCGCCAGGCTTCTTTGGTCTGAATACACAAGATTCTCCGCTTGATTTAGCGGCAGGGTTTGCTTTGGTTGCGACTAATTGTGTTATTGACCAATATGGTCGTATTGGCGCTCGTAAGGGTTGGGCAAGGGTTAATTCATCTTCTGGCAATCTTGGTGCTAACAATGTTGGAGTTATCCATGAGTTAGTTCAAGCTGATGGCACTCTTACAATTCTGTTTGCAGGTAATAACAAGTTATTCAAGTTAGATGGTTCAAATGCTGTTTCTGAATTGACCTATGGTGGGGGTGGTACTGCTCCTACTATTACTGCGAGTAATTGGTCATGTGCGTCTTTGAATGGAATTACTTATTTCTTCCAAGTAGGCCATGATCCATTGATCTTTGACCCTGCTGTAAGTACATCTACTTATCGCAGAGTTAGCGAGAAAACTGGTTATGTAGGGACTGTTCCTTCTGGAAACATAGTTATATCTGCTTTTGGTCGCTTATGGGTGGCTGATACAACTACTGACAACGTAACTGTTTACTTCTCTGATCTGTTAGCGGGTCATGTTTGGAGTACAGGAACATCTGGAACTCTGAATATTGATAGAGTTTGGGCTAATGGTGCTGATGAAATCACAGGTTTGGCAGCGCACAATGGCTTCTTAATCATCTTTGGTAAGCGTCAGATTCTGGTGTATGCCAACGCTACTACCCCTTCTACGATGTCTCTAAGTGACACTGTTGGCGGTATTGGATGTATTGCTAGAGATTCTATTCAGAGTACTGGTAAAGATGTTTTGTTCTTGTCTAACTCTGGTGTTAGATCATTTGCCAGAACGATTATTGAGAAGTCTGCTCCTATTGGAGACTTGTCTAAGAATATTCGCAGTGACTTCATGTCGATTGTTGGAAGTGAAACACTTGCTAACATTAAGACTGTTTACTCTGAAAAAGAAGCCTTTTACTTATTGACACTACCTACTGTCAAAGAAGTTTATTGCTTTGATACAAGAGGGCAATTGCAAGATGGGTCATTCCGTGTCACAAGTTGGGACTCTATTGAGCCTACAGCATTGCTTTCACGCAGAAATGGTGATGTTCTGATTGGAAAGAATGGTTATGTTGGTAAGTACAGTACATATCAAGACTATACGTCTTCTTATCGGATCTTGTACTACACAAACCATTCAGATTTAGGTACTGCGGGTGTTACTTCTCTATTAAAGAGGTTAAAAGTTGTTGTAATTGGTGGAACAAATCAGTTTTTAACAATGAAATGGGGCTTTGATTTCAGCGCCAATTATTTGTCAACCAATGCACAGATTCCTACTCAGAGCGTGTCTGAGTATGGTATTGCTGAGTATGGTGCAAACGCTACAGTAGTTGCTCAATATGCTGATGGTGTTGCCCTACAGACATTGAGTGCTTCTGCTTCTGGTGGTGGCAAGATTGTTCAAACTGGTTATGAAGCAGACATCAATGGTTCTCCGTTATCAATTCAGAGAATCGAAATTCAATTTAAAGACGGGAAGACAGTATGAGTAACTATACACAGAGTACCAATTTCGCTACCAAAGACGCTCTATCAAGTGGTGATCCACTAAAGATCGTCAAAGGTACAGAGATCAACACAGAGTTTGTCAATATCTCTACTGCAATTGCGACCAAGGCTGATTTGGCATCTCCTACATTTACTGGTAGTCCTGTTTTACCAACTGGTACTACTGGTGTAACTCAAAGTGCAGGTAATAACAGCACTGCTTTGTCAACAACTGCCTATACTGATGCGGCAATTACTGCGGTTAAATCTGCTTTATTCCCTGTTGGTGCTATTTACACTGCTATTGTTTCTACCAATCCTGGCACTCTTCTAGGATTTGGCACTTGGTCAGCATTTGGCGCTGGTCGAGTCATGGTTGGTTTTGACTCTGGTAATGCTCTGTTTGATACTGCTGAAGAAACAGGCGGTAATGCTGATGCAATAACTGTATCTCACACACACACTGCAACATCTACTGTTACAGATGCTGGTCACTCACACGGATTGATGGGTTCTTCTAGCACAGGAACAACAAGGGGGCTTGTTGAGGGCACAAATCGAAATGTTCAAGGCGGCGACGGAACACCTTCTAGGGGTTATGTGCAAACCGCTTCTACTGGTGGTGAGAACTTGGTTGAAACAAAGACAACTGGAGTTACCGTTGCCACAACCAATTCATCTACTGGTTCTAGTGGTACTAATGCCAACTATCAGCCGTACATTACTGTCTATATTTGGAAGCGCACAGCATGAGAACGTGCAAAATATGCGGTTTAAAAGCTATCGATATGGCTGGATTAACTGCTTTTGTTTCACATCGTAAAGGTCTTTATGGATATGAGAACAAGTGCAAGTCTTGCAAGTCAATTGAGTTTTCAAAATGGCGTATCAACAATTCTGGTTACAGAAGTTCATATCATTTAAAAAATAAAGAACAAGAAAACAAGAACTCTTTAATTTGGCTTAAGAAAAATCCTGCAAAAGTTGCTGAAATAACACGCAAATATCAAACGGCTAAGTTTTCTCATATACCTCCTTGGTATAACGAAAATGAAGTTATGAAGATATATGCAGAAGCACAAAGCAAAGGTTTAGAAGTAGATCACATTGTCCCATTACAAGGAAAAAATGTTTGTGGATTGCATGTGCAAAATAATTTGCAATGTATTTCCTTATGGGAAAATAGAAGCAAATCTAATAAATTTAATGATCAAGAATTGTGGAAGCGCACTGCATGATCACACATCACTTTAGCGATGGTTTGTATGCCAAAGAGTCGCAGTTTAGCGAAGGCATGGCCATTCTGAAACACGTACATGACTTTAGCCATTTGTCTATTCTTGCCAAAGGTAAGGTTGCTGTGATGAAGGGTGAGGATGTAGAGGTTGTTGAAGCGCCAGCTTGCATTGAGATTAAAGCGGGTTTGACGCATGGTGTTAAAGCGTTGACAGATTGTGTTTGGTTTTGTATTCACGCCACTGACGAGAAAGACCCGTCAAAAGTGGACAATATTTTGATTGGAGTTTGATATGCCATTTATAGCAGCGGGAGCATCTTTAGTTGGTGGTTTGTTGGGTGGTCGTTCTGCTAGACGAGCCGCACAGATTCAAGCCGATGCACAGGTTAAGGCGGCACAATTAGCCGCTGAGGAAGCTCGTTTCCGACCAGTAGGAGTTACGACACGGTTTGGATCATCTCAGTTCCAGACTGGCCCTGATGGTCGTGTTTCTGGTGCTAGTTACACCTTAGATCCTACCCTTCGTGCTTATCAAGACAGGTTCATGGGTTTGGCTGGTGGCGGTCTTTCCCAAGCTGAACAAGCACAACAACAGTTCGCGCCACTACAAGGTGCGGCTCAAGGCTTGTTTGGTTTAGGTCAGCAGTATATTGCTCAGTCTCCTCAAGAGGCGGCACAGCAATATATGGCTCGGCAACAAGAGTTGTTAGCCCCTAGCCGTGAACGCCAATATGGAGCATTGCAAAACCAATTGTTCCAAACTGGTAGGGGGGGTCTATCTGTTGGCGCTACTGGTGCTCGTCCAAGTGGTGCAGCAGGTCTTGGCGCTTCAACCCCTGAGACTGAGGCATATTACAACGCCTTGGCTCAACAAGATGCGGCATTGGCGGCTCAAGCAATGCAAGCGGGTCAACAACAGACTGCCTTTGGTGCGGGATTGTTTGGCACTGGTGGTAACTTGCTGACCCAAGGTTATGGTGGTCAGGTTGCGGCTCTTGGCCCGTATGAGGCTTATTTACAGCAGATGAAGCAGTTAGAGTCTTTGGGTCAGCAGCCTCTGCAACTAGGCATTGACATTGGGGCAAAGGGACAGAGTAATGCAGCGGCTCAGGCAATGTTAAGCACCTCACCATCACGCCAATCCTATGAAGCCAATGCCTTCAACCCATTTGCAGAATCGTTGATGGCGGCTGGTCGCAACCCTGCGTTTCAGCGTGGGGTTCAGCCTTATGCAAGCGCATTAGGACAATCAGCAATTTATGGAAATCAAAATGTTTATGGATTTGGTGGCGGTGGTACTGTGCCTACCCAATTCTCTCTTTTTGGCGAATATTAAAGGTCAATCATGGCATCAATAATGGACACATTGTTTGGCGTATCAGCCGAGCGTTTTCAACAAGAGCGTGATGCGGCTGCTGAAGCACAAGCCTTGCAGTATGCCCGTCTTTCTCCTATTGAAAGGGCTAGTTTGGGAGTGCAACGTGGGGCTTATGGCCTTGCGGGTGCGCTAGGCGGTGCATTGGGTGGAACAGACCCTGAGTTGCAACGTAGGACACAAGCCCAACAAATCTTGGGCATGATTGACCCATCAAAGCCTGAGACTTTTTTTACGGCAGCGCAGATTGCAGCGGATCGGGGCGACCAACAGTTAGCCTTTGGCTTGCGTATGGAGGGTGATAAGTACAAGCAACAAGCGTTTGTCAGGGCTGATGAGGCTCAGACAAGGGCAGATAGGCTTTTGGCACGACAACAGGCAACACAAGCTCAAGCAATTGCACAAACTGCCTATCAGCCAGGCACTCCAGAGAGAGCACAGATGTTGGACGTTCAAGAACAACAACAAATGGCTGATCAAGGCACTCCAATGCCTGAGAATATTGCTGCTGTTGCACCAAGTTTTGACATCCAACGTGTAGCGCCTATTTTGATGCGTACATCAGCAGGTCGAGCAGAACTTAAAAACTTAGTTGAGGCACAAAAGCTGACACGACCAGAGACAATTTCAGTCAAAGAAGGCGAAACTCTTTACAACTATCCAACAAGTCCTGGTGGGGAATACAAGCCTGTAATAACCGGAGGTGCAAAACCAACGCCATTTACAGGTGACATGGCTAACGCTGCGAATCTTTTGTATAGAACAACCGATCCATCAAAAATCTTTGCTCAAGCAGGGCAACAAGGTATTGATGCTGTTAATGCAAAAGCACTTGAAATAACAATAGCTAAACGTCCAGTTACCAATGTTACAAATACTGTCTCTAACAATATGCAAAGAGGGTTTGGAGATACTTTGACTGAAACCATTTCATCCAATATCAAAGCTGGACGGGCTGCCGTTGCCGCAAATAGTGCTGTGCAAAGTATGCAAACTTTGCTTGATGAAGGCGTAAGAACTGGATTTGGTCAAGATACGATGCTTCAGCTTGGTCGTGCTGGGCAATTCTTTGATCCAGAGTTCAAGGTCAAGGGCTTGGCTGGACAAGAGGCGTTTCAATCCTTTGCAACTGGTGTAATCTTGCCACAAGTTAAACAGCTTGGCGTAAATCCAACAGATGCAGATTTGAAATTTATTTCTACAGGCTCTCCAGGTTTATCTAAGACTCCAGAGGGCAATAAATTATTGCTGTCTGCATTGCAACTTAAATTAAATCGTGAACAAGATTTAGCTAAGTTTACAAATCAATTTTTGGCCTCAAATCAAGAGTTGGTTACAAAAAATCCTGTACAAGCCTACACAAAATTTAATGATGCGTTTGACCAGTATACGCAAACAAGCCCGTTATATGGGCCAGCGGCTGACTCTTTGCGTCAAAGATTTAATGCGCTTGGGTCTAGATCAACAGGAAATCCTGCGGCCCGTGATGCGCTCCAACGTGGCGGTCTTACAAATTAAGGGGTAACTTATGGCTTCGTTAAATGACCAAATTCTTGACTTGCGTGATGAGCTGGAGATAGCCAAGTCAGAGGGAAAGATCACCGACTCTGGCATAAAAATGCTTGAGCAACTTAATACCAAGAGTTTTACAACTGGTGGATTTGGGCAATTCTTACAAAACTTAAGTCTTAGTTTTTCTGAAGAAGTCACTGGCGCATTGAAGTCTTATTTGACTCCAGGCCCAACTGAAATTTCTAAGCAACTTCAACGTGGCGCACCAGATCAGCCAGCCCCATCACCCAAAGATGTTGCCATTCAAATGGAACGTATTGGACTAAGTGAGTATGCAAAAGAATCACCCGTAAAAAGCGCTATAGCAAACATTGGTGGTGCAGTCGTGCCTGCTTTGGTTACAAAAAAGCCCGTAACTGGTTTGCCTGCACAAATGGGTCTTGCCGGAGCAGCAGGTTTTACCGCTGGTCTTGGAGAGTCAGAGGCTGAGCTTTTTAGCCCTGAATCACTAAAATCCGGAGGAATTGGCGCTACAACTGCTACGGCTGGTACGCTTATATTGAAACCAATTGGAATGGGCGCAAGCGCTGTTTACCGAGGCGTTGTAAAGTCTATCTTTAACAATCCCCAACGTCTTGGTACTGATGAGGCAAGAGGCCTTATCAAGCAAGCCCTTATCAATGACAAAGGTGGCGTGGATGAGGCCATCCAATTTGTGCTTGAGCAAAAGGGTAAGCCTTACTCCATTGCTGATGTTGGCCCAAACACTAGAGCTTATTTGGATGCTGCAAACACCATCCCTGGCCCTGGCAAAAAACAAGCACAAGAGTTTTTGCAAAATCGAGATAAGGGTGTTCTTGCTCGACTAACCTCTGATTTGCAAGTTGCTTTTGGCTCTAAGGCTGCTTTCTTTGATGAATTTAATGCACTTAAAGATGCAAGGGCTGATTTGGGTGGAAAACTTTACAGTAGGGCATTACAAAAAGATGTACCAGTTACGCAAGAGTTGACTGATCTTTTCACTCGTCCAAGTGTGCAAGACGCTTACAACAGAGCTGTAAGAATTGCCAAAGAAGAAGGCATTAAATTGCCAGACGTAAAAGTTGTTAACGGCAAATTGCAAACATCAGCGGGCAATGATGTTACAAACATAAACACTACTTTTTTGCACTACATGAAGATGGGCTTAGATGATGTTGTTTTCACGGGCAAAAATCCAACTAGTGGTATTGGTTCAACTGAGCTTGGAAAAGTAAAAGGTACTCGGATTCAATTTCTTGACCAATTAGATGCTGCCAACCCAACTTACAAAAATGCAAGGCGAGTTTGGGCTTCAGATACTGCTGTAATGGACGCAATGGAAGAAGGTCGTACAGCTTTAAGCAAACAACCCAAAGATGTTGATATCTTAATGAATGACATGAAGACAATGACCAAATCAGAGTTGGAAGGTTTGCGCCTTGGTGTTATGCAAAACTTGCTTGATCGTCTTGGTGGGGCACAAACAGCGGCAACGGTTGTAGGCCCAACAGGTAACCCAGCATTAAAAATCATCAACGACCCCAAAAATCTGCGGGTGCTTAGAGCAACATTTCCAAGAGATGAGGCCGGAGATAAGACTTTTGAGCAGTTTATGAAAAACATGAAGTCTGAAGTTGAGATGAAAAGCACATCTAGACAAGTCTTGCAAGGCTCACAAACAGCAGAACGAACACAGGCCATTTCAGATGTCAAGGCCGGAGGTCAGGCTGTGCGTGAGATGCCCGCTATGAGTGTTCAAGGTATTTTGATGAGAGCTTTGCAACGTGATTACGCCCAACTTGGCGATGCACAAACTCGGGCGGTGGCTGATGAAATGACTAGGATTCTAACAACTACTGACCCGAGAAAACTTCAGAAAATCTCAAAGGAGCTTTCTGGGCGCAGTGTTTATGATGTGATTAGCAAAGACATTCCTGAGTTGTTGCCCGCACTTGGAAGGGCTTCACTTGGCCCATTCTCAGTTGGATCAATGTCTGGCAATGTGGCCCCCAATATTGGGACGGCAACTGGTTTGTTTGGTTCGCAATAAAAGGCGACTAAAATGAAAGAGTACGCAGAAGCAATCATCTTTGCGGCCTTTATTGTTTGCTTCATTGTGTGGGGCTTGTTTACCATTTTGTGGATATGGCAATGATTTATGCGTTGGCTTCTACTGTTACTGTTGTTGGGGCTAGTTGGAGCCGTAGCCAAGAATGGCTGTCATGTGCGCGAGTTCTATGGAATTGGCTACACAATTCACAACCCGTCCGAGCGCCATCAGCAAATGGTTGCGTGGCTAAAGAACAATGCACAGTATTGCAAGCCAGAAGACTATGTTGTCATTTGGAACAACCTGCCTATGTGGGCGGGTACAGCAGATTCGGCAGAAGCCCGATCTTTAATTTTGCGTGGCTATGAAGAAGCGATTAAACGTGAAAAGAAATGATTCAGCTTCGCAAATGGTTTCCGTTTGTGTTTCCCTCTCCATACGATGTTCGGGCAATAGCTTCGGAGCGTAGGGCGGAACGGCTGGAGGCTGAATATAAACAGGCTGTAAAAGCCGAGAAGGTAAACAAAGCAGTTGACGCACTTGAGATTGAGTTGTACAACAAACGGGCAAGACAAAACACGATTGAGTTGGAAATCTTTAACAACACAAAACATTTTGACAAATACGTATGACCAAGAAACCAACAGTCAGACCAATCAGGAAACCGCAGATGGAAACAAAAGAAAAGCTGACGCTGTGGGTCACATTGATGGTCAGCTTCACCCTGTGCATCTCCGTATTGGCCATGGTAACCGCCTTTATGTTGGGACTATGGGCAAAGGAAGTGGACAACGCAGAGATTTTCAAGATGATTTCACCCGCTTTTTCTACTCTTATCGGAGGCATGATTGGATTCCTGAGTGGCATCAAACTCATGCAAAATGAAGAAACCAAACCAAAGGACAAACCATGATTGGACTTGACGCACTTCTAAATGTTGGCGGTAAGCTCATTGACAAGCTGATCCCAGACCCAGAGGCCAAAGCAAAGGCACAACTTGAACTGCAAAAGATGGTTCAAGATGGTGAGTTGGCAAAGATGGCTAACGAAACCAAGCTGTTTGAGGTTGAGCAAGAAAACGTCACCAGACGGGTTGAAGCAGATATGGCTAGTGACTCTTGGCTATCCAAGAATATACGCCCTATGACCCTTGTATTCCTTTTGGTGGCCTATTCTGGCTTTGCCATTGCCTCCATCTTTGATTTAGAAACCCGTGGGGCTTATGTTGAATTGCTTGGGCAATGGGGAATGTTGGTTATGTCGTTCTATTTTGGTGGTCGGACTATGGAAAAAATTGCAGACAGGGTGAAAAAATGAAAGATAACTTTGAATCTTGCTTAAAAGCTGTGCTGCACCATGAAGGCGGCTTTGTTAATCATCCCAAAGACCCAGGCGGTATGACCAACCTTGGAGTGACTAAGAAGGTCTGGGAAGAGTATGTTGGGCATGAGGTAGATGAGCAAACAATGCGAGGCTTAACCCCTGAAATCGTTGCCCCAATGTATAAAGCTAAGTATTGGGACAAGATCAAGGGCGATGATCTGCCCAATGG